TAACAAGAAGCTCAAAGAACTTCGTAATGGATTTTATGTAGAAACCAAAAAGATTGAACTCCGCTTTCACCGAGAACAAGTGGAAGATGCAGGAGTAACAATGAAGCAAGGGGATGTCATTGAATTTGACCTGAGTAAACTCAAAGTCGATGCCGAAACCCAAGACCCGAGCAACAATGATCTGGAAGAATACCTCAGGAAAGAAATTGATGGGGAAGACCGTAATCTATATGAAGTTCTTCAGGTCGAGCCTACAGGCCGTATACGGAACACATCGGAAAAGTTGTTCCTCACGGTTACAATAGACCTTGAACACACATGGAGTTCATAATGGGGTTCCTCACTAAGACGGTTCGGATATTTACGATACAACTTCAAAAGATTCTTGGGGCTGATGCTCGCCTTTTCCAGTTTACCCTCAAGGAAGAGTCCGTTAATAAGAACGAGATTAAATTAAAGATTCAGACCCAACGTAACGAACAACTGATACGGAATAAAGCAATGGGTATTGCCAAGTTGCGTTTCAAAGATAGACGAGTTGCCAATGTAGAAGTAAAGGGCGACGATATTACAATAAAGTTTATCCCTAAAGACTAATGTTCTCTGTTGACTTACCAAATAATCTCACGAGGAAGATCAAGGCTATAGAAGACCTCACCAATAATATGCCTGACATTCGGGATGATGTGGCTCGTAATGCTGCGTTCTATTACCGTAGGAAAATAAAAGAACATATTGATGCCCAAGACCTCAATTGGGAACCCCTCAATCCTGATTACAAAAAACGTAAAAAGGAACAAGGCTATGACACTCGAATTTGGATTGCCCGAGGTATTTTACGTAGGCATATCAAGGTGGCAAGAAGAGGACCAGCCGATTATGTGGTCACTATACCCCCTGAAGCCGAGTACCCCGAAGGGATAAACATCAGGAAAGTATTTTTTGCCAATGAGTATGGAAGACTGGATGGTAGTATCCCAGCAAGGCCTCTTTTTAGGCCAACCAAAAAAGAAGTACGGAAACGACTCATAAGAGAGGTCAAGAAATCTAACCAAAGAATCATTCAGGCCCTTACCAAAGACCATAACCTCAATAACGTGAAAGCAATAACCCCTGATTGGTCAGGAGATTGAGCAGCTAACGTGAAATTACGTTTTAAAAATGAACTTTTATTAAATCGCAACATAACAAAAAAGGATGACTGTGAAGCCAGGAAAACTATACGTAAACGATGATGGTGATATACTAACCGTCCGTGAGCCAGACGAAGCGGATAGAATTGTTGTCGATGTTGAAGGTCAATTCAAGACTTTTGCCGACGAACAAGAATTCAAAGAATATGTGGAAAGCAATGAGTTCCACGAAACCCCCCATTCTGTCGACTTGGAAAAGTTGAACAATCAAGAGGACGACATGGAAGATATGTCCGAACCTGATCTGGATATTGAAGATGACGACGACATGGCACTTGCTAATCTAGACAAGGTAGTAGGTGAAGAAGCAGCAAGGGCATTAAAGGAGTATCTAAGAGATGTTTACGACATAAAAAGTGGTCAAGACAAATTGATTCAGCAAATGGATGATGAATGGGAGAAAGGCAGAAAGGTTAGCAGAGATTCCGAAGATAAATGGTCTAAGATTACTGATGGCGAGAGCTTGAAGGCTACCATGAAAGAGTTAGATGGTCTTTTTGAGAGCAGAGAAGAAGATTCCATAGAAGAATCTGCATCTTCTCCAAAGGGGGTAGACGACTTGGTGGGTACCAAAACTGCATTCAAGATTGGGAGTAGCACAGAGAAGAGCCTATACCCACTTTCAAAGTCCGATGTAACCGAGAAAATGTCGAAGATGATCAAGCATAATTTGTTTGATAATGACTTTTACTTTAATTACACAGACAATGAGGATGAGTATGAAGCTGCTTTCAGCAAGTTGGTGCTTGACCCAATGATCAAAGATGCCGACAAGACCTTAAAGGATCTCTTTGTGCTGGAAGGAGACACACTTAAATTCAAAATTACAGGGGATAAAGCGCAGTCATGGATTGATGACTGGTTTAAGAAGAGCAGCATATCGGACGATTTGAGGCAGGACTATTATGAGCATAGAAAAGAATACGCTGGTGTGATACTTGAATCTAGCGAGCATGACGCAATAAAGGCACTTGGTGGCAATGTTGCAGGGATGCTCAAAAAAGCAGGACTTGATGGAGCACCAGCAGAAAAGGCCATAGACAACCACACCAAGGATATATTAGACGCTGGTGGGGTTAATGGTAAAGAGGACTGGATGATAACACTTGCTAAGGAGCTTGGAACAGAGACAAAAGAGCTTGTGGATATAATCAATCTGGAATACGAGGAGCTGGAGTATGAAGAGGAAGAACCAGCTGAGGAAAGTAAACTTCAGAAGTTCAAAGATCTTTACACCAAAATGATCGACATGGGATCCACTGGGAATGACAAAATTGACAGTGCGGTGAACAAGCTGAAGAAAGCTCTCTCAGATGAGTTGAATCAGATGACCTCCGAAGGCACTGAAATCGATGACATCTACGCCAGTCTGAAAGAAGACGGGTATATCAAATAATAAATGGCATTAACGTATTTCCATGATATCGATGATGAGCTTATTGAGTACCTCAAAGGTCGTATACCCTTGTGGAAAAATGTGCTCGAGACTGAAGATGGTCAGGAACGAATCCGCTTAAATTTAAAAGACGGAACCGAACTGCCTGAAGAGGAATACGTGCCTGTTTATTTTCGATATGGTAACATTCAAGAACGGCAAAAACTTCGGGAAGAAATATTTGCTGATGATAGTGACGTTACGTTTCCAGTAATAGTTGTCCAACCTTTAGAGCCTGAGAATCTTGATAGTGTAATTACCTATACCGATTATGACCAAGTATACGATGGCAACAATCAAGAGGTCACACTTCACAAAGGCAAGAGAAGGCTGAAGTTCAACTATCAAATAGAAGCGGTCACCAAACGGTGGTCAGACTACCAAGTAATGAAGTCTTTGTTCGACTATCGGTTATTTAATCGAGACGTTGGTGAAGATTATATCACGTTGTTCAACCAAAACTATTTAATTGACCTCACCAACCCCCAAAGGGTTATAGAAGAAGAGGCTAATCTGTTTCGTTATATAAAAGTGGTGGGGATTGAAATGGATCTTTACACCTTACCAGATGAAGTGGTAGAAAGTGTTGAATCTGTCATTACAAATCTTGCACAAGGAACTTCTTAAGAATCTGGTTTTAAAATAAAGGCAAAATTTAACTGTAATAAAAGGAGAAAAAGAAAATGGGAAACCCAATCGGACTTAATGTCGTCGAGAGACGTTCAAGTGGAACACCAGTATTAACTCCTGGAGATGTAGGAAATGTAGCGGTGGTCGTAAAATCCCCTCTTGGTCCAGAAGATTCTGTTATCCCAATTAACAGTTTGGAACAATTCCGAACTATTTTCGGGGAACCAGATACAGCGTTCCAATCTTATTATGAAATGAAAGGGTTGTTTGAAAATGCAGCACCATTCAACGTGAACGTATACTGTGTTCGGTCGGTTGATTCTGCTGGTACAGCATCCAGTTTGGAATTAGGGACTTCTCCTGATACCCTGACCTTTGAACGAGCCTATCTTGGCGATGTGAGCACAGGGGCTGCGGGAGACAACCTCAAAGTTGAAGTGATTGAAGAACTTTCTGGGGCCTTTACCTTAAAAGTTTACAATGATGATGATGACGGGAACGAAGTTCTGGTTGAAACAATTACGGGACTTACGGACAGCAATGTAGAAGGGAAAATAAATGACCGAAGCAAGTTTGTGAAAGCAACCGTTGTGGGGTCATACACGCTGTCCGCTAATGCCAAGGCTTCATTGACTTCTGGTGCGGACCCAACTTATTTGACTAACATCACCAGCACAGAACTGAGTGTTTTCGACAACGAAAATGTTCACTTACTTTTTGCTCCTGATTACAACTCAGAAACGGATGCTTCAAATTTAGAATCATACGCAGCAGGTCGAGGAGACTTGTTAGCTCTTGCTTCGGCTCCGTTGACAGATACCCCAAGTACAGTGGCTGCAAACTTTTCAACAACCCTATTACAAGCTAAATCCTTCTTGGCTGGTTACTTTAATTGGGTCAAAGTGGATGACTTACTCGGTGGAGACGGGTTATTTACTCCTGCATTGGGCCACGTTATTGGGGCATACTACATTAGGAAGATGCGTAAGAACAACGGCTTCCCGTTCACCCCTCCAGCTGGTTTACAAACAAACCTCCGAGGGATCAAGGAACAGAACCAAGTATTGACTTCAGCTCAGATAGAGCAAGTCGCACATGATCACGGCCTGAATGTTATTCAGTTCTATCGTGGCTATGGGTTTGTGGTTAGAACAAGCCGAACGATGTCCACACTGGACAAACACTATTCCATTCACATTCGTCGTTCTCTTAACTACCTTGTTAATTCCTTCAATTCACAATTGGGAATTTTTGAGCAGCGACAAAACAACGAAGACACCCGTCGCCAACTTGCGACAACGCTAACTAACTTCCTTTTTCAAGAATATCAGAACGGGATGTTTGAAACCGTGGGTGGGTTCGATGCGAATGTGAACGTTGTTTGTGACGAAACAAACAATGACCAACAAACTCGAAATGCTCGGGAACTGGTAGCGGATACAGCATTGAACTTTGCTGAAGTAGCTGAAACTGTTTACATCAATATTCGCAAGTCCGAAGGGCAAGTGAATGTGGACGTAGGGTAATCACTGAAATTAAATTAAATTAAAATAATATTATGCCTAGTATAAAAAATCTTATAGAAGCGAACGATTCAAATCCTGAAGAGATTGTTAAATCTTTAGTTGAAGCATCCCCCCAATGGAGTCCAGGAAATATGGATGGTAACTGGGAAATATTGGATAATGCATTTAGTGGCTCTTCAGACCCTAAATCACAAGATGATCTTCTTAACAAGTTGGTGTCTAAATTTAATCTAAAACACCAGAATGATATGCCGACTACTTATGCAGATTCAGGGAACAACATGTTTGTGCAACTTGATGGTGGCACAGGGATGGTAGGTGTGAATTTGGATGGTAAGTACTCAAAAGAAGGTGTTGAACAAGCACTCGGAATTTAATTAAGGATATTAGTATAATAAACACGGAGAAAAAGAATGAAACCGAAATCAGTACAAGCACCAACTGACGTTGTCAATGCTAACAACTGGACGTTCGAAATTCCAGGATCAGATTTAGTGTCCCCAAACTTTGCCAGAGTCGATGGAATTAATCGGTCTGTTGAAACTGTCCAACATACGGATGGTGGTTCAGGCTTGACATATAAATTCCACGGTGGAATCGTAAACTATGGAGACCCCACTATTGTCCGCATTCGAGATAACAGTGCTGACGATGACGCAATGTCAGCTTTTGTGGATGACTTCATTGAAAATGGAACCAAAGTGAACGGGACTCTTGTGAAGCGACACCGTGGTGAGATTATCCGTAAGATAAATTTCATTGGCCTTCAGTTCAAGGAAGAACAATTTCCAGGAATGGATAACTCTTCAGCTAATCCAATGGAGATGTCTTACCCTTGCACCGTTGACTACTGGGAAGACGAGAAAGTTTAACCAAAAGTTTAACCCACGATGGCTCAAAAATTTGAAATGGACGACCAAGATTGGGAGGCCGTTGTTGATTACGTAGAAGGTTCTCCCGAGCCAGAATATGACATAGTCATTAAACCAATATAATATTATTGGCTCTTTAAAATAAACCTAAAATTCTGACAATATGAATTTCATTACTGAACTACCTATCGGTGTAAAAGACAGCAAAGGAGAGCTCAAGAAAGTGTTCTCCTTAAATGATTTAACTGTTGAAGACCTCAAGAAGATACAAAATCCAAGCATGAAATCTGACCACCCTATGGTTTGGTTAGGTAAAACCATTAGTCGGGTTGTGCATGAGATTGACGGGGTTAATGTCTCAGGGGAATTCCGAGCTTCTAAAAATAAAATACCTGAGATCGTTAGGTCAATGACCCTGATCGATGTGTCCTATGCGTTAATGACAGGGCACGTTCACAACCTCGGGAGCGACCTACCCCCGTTCAAGTCCATTTGCCCAGCTTGCAGAAACCATGTTGAATGGAACGTGGACTTATCAGAAAACCTACTCCTTCCTGATGTCGAGGTGGCCCCTGACGAGACGTTCGAAGTCCAATTGATAAATGGATACGAACATAAGGCTTCCAATGCTGCAGACATAGGAATTGATGGCAAGGTGTGGAATGTTTACACCTTTCGCTTGCCTACTTTGAATGACGCACTCCGAAACGAACAACACTGGAGTGGAACATCGGACTCCACCTTTACCGAACGGATTATGGCAGACTGCCTTGTAGAAGTGAAAACGGAAGATGGGGAAGTCATGGAAGACAAGATCAAACAAATGATCCATGAGAACCTTTTGTTGAAGCTGCCAATCCGTGATATGAAAGAGATCGGAAAGTCCTACGGGAATATTGCTCCTTCATTTAGGTTCCTATCTGATGTGCAGTGTAACAAATGTGGACGAGGGGTGGAGGTGCCCATTGATCCAAATTTTTTGTACACAACAGGGTAGACGAAAGAGGTTACCAAGGATTTATAGAACCACTCTTCCAAGAGTATCCTGGAGAACATAGTGTATACAAGTATTCTGTTTTCGAAATGCAATTCCAATTAATGAAAGCAGGAGTTCAGCCGTCGGAGTCCAGTCTATTCACACTCCCACAATTAAGAAGATGGTTTAACCGAGAGATAGAATATCGGAAAGAACGTAAAAAACGGTCTGAGAAGGGTTAAACGTGGTTTTACCAAAATCCCCACTCAGACCCATGCAACCCGATCCGAAATTTAGCGTCTAAGCCAATAACTAAAGGTGGTTGGGGGTTTACCCTTGCTGGTTTTGGTGGTTATAAAAAAAGTTTACCATTTAGGTGGATTTTGCGTTTTAAAAATGATTAAATCCAAAGGAAAGAATATGAAGAATCTATTAGAAACAGAAAAGTCGGCTGAAGAAATCGTGAAGTCTTTAACCGAAATGGAAACTGCGTCCTCCATAACAATGGATAAAAATGGAATCCTAAAGTTGGAAGCTGGCACGATGTTTAAGGTCATCCTTCATCCAGACGGAGTAAATAAATTGAAAGGCCTGATTAATAATGGAGAATCTTTCAACTACAAGGAAGAAACAGGTAAGATGTGGTCTATCCGAAAGGAAAATGACTCTATAATTTTTAATCATCGAGGTAATGACAAATTAGCAGTTGATATTTCGAGACTGAAAACCAAACTAAACTAACATGGCACGTAAAGATAGGATTGGTAGCAAAATTGTATTTTGTGACAATGATGAAACTGAACAAGAAGGAAAAATAGTCCGCAGGAAAAAGAACGGTGATCTTATTGTTCTTTGTTTGACAGGACGTAACCGAGGGAATAGTAAGAAAGTGAAACCAGACCAAATAGTTCAATCCAGTGCTGCCCCAGAAGTCAAAGAGATGATCGAGCTCGGGGAAAGCGTGGATAGCATTGTAGAAAGCGTGGTAGAAAACTACGGAATTTTTAATGACAAGGTGACTTCTTCTTGGGCAGAAGTTCAGGACATCATTGACCATTTGGAATCAGAGTTTCCAAATTTTCAAGTAGATGAAAAGGACGGAGAGATGTGGGGTTACTTCCAAGGAGATGCAGAAGGGATATTCAAGTACGATTCTTCCGATGGATACTTATGGTCTGACTATACGATTCGTGAACTTAAAAATTTAACAGCTAAAGACCTAAAATAAAGGTGATAGAAGATAAGAAATACCATATGATTTATATGACCACTAACACCTTAAATGGGAAGTTTTATATTGGTGTTCACTCCACCGATGACCCGGAAGATGGTTATTTAGGGAGTGGTCGTGGTATTTCTTTTGCAATAAAAAAATATGGGAAAGAAAATTTTGAGAGAACAACATTAATGTTTTTCCCCAGTAGAGACCTCGCATTAGAGTATGAATCTGAAATAGTGACTGGAGGGTAACTATCGAAAATTATCTTGACCTTGGTATTGGGATCAATGCTGCAGGAGCAGTAGAATCAGAAAAAGCCACAAGAAGCCTCTTGGGGTCTTTGAAAGATTATGTAAAGGGTATATTTAGTTTCAAGGATGCAACCAACGAGGCCGACCAACAGTTTACGGCCCACATGGATACGGTTGCAGTTAGTGACCAAATATATGGTCGGGTCGGAGAAGCAATGAGCAGTCTCCGAAATAAATTATTGGCATTCGCTGGGGTATATGCTGCCCAAGATGTATTCCACAAGGCTATCGATGAAGGCAGTGAACTCGAACAATTATATACAGGCCTCGCAAACAGGTTCGGGAACGAACGGTTTGCCCAAGATATCACAAGGTGGATTACCCGAACCACAGGGCACCTACCAATAGCCACGGATGAAATGCGTGGATTCGTAAACACCATGGATCAGTTTGCTATTAACCCACAGTTGGCAAATTTAGAAGGTGTTCTAGGGGCTGCCCTTGGTCCAGGAAAATCAGTAAGTAACGTCATGAGTCAGATTACGAGCTTAGCTCAGTCTGGGGATATAACGGGGTTTGTGGAAGCCTTTGCAGGACGAGTCAGTCCCGAAGAAATTGCTAATGCGCTGGGAGATGCGGTTACAGTTCAAGAACGTATCATTGCATTGACTGATTTGATGGATCAGGAGTTTGGTGGGAACATTGAGCGATATCAAAATACTATTAAAGGGCAGATGGGTCAGCTATCTAATATATTTGACCTCTTTAAACAAGCGTTAGTTGGTGATCCTGAAGCAGGAACCTTCTTTGGAGAGTTTAAGCTGTTTGTGCAAGGTTTTACGGGATGGTTCTTAGAACGCAAGGATGAAATTATTGGGTTTGGGAAAGAGTTAGGCAACTTTTTTGGTAAGATATTTAGGTTATTTCGTCAAAACTTTTTTGCCTTAGGAGATTTTAGCGACCGAGCGTTCAATACAATCCGTGGGTTCATTCAGAGCTCTCGAGAATTAGTGAATCCATTCTTGTTGTTTTTGGCTATAGCTATTGAAAAGGTTAAAGTATTTTTTGACGGGTTCATTGATGGGTTCACATACTTTTTAGACATAGTCAAGGCCGTGATCGAAGGCATTGTTAGTGGAATAGGGACTATGCTTACAGATGTGCTTGGTATTGATGAAGAGAGTCGACTATCTGGATTCCAGGAGCGCTTAGAAGCTATATTTGACAATGAAATGGTTAGGGACTTCGGTAATGCGGTTGGATTTGCTGCTGGTATGTTTGCAACCTTGTGGGGCTTTCTAAAAGTAGGTTCTGCGATTACTAAAATTGGTTCCGCACTTAAAGTACTTGGTGGAATACTGATGGCCAATCCTTATGTTGCGGTTATCACGGGTCTCGCTCTTGCAGGAGTAGCCTTATACCAAGCATGGGACAAAAACTTATTTGGGCTCCGAGATGACCTTGACCCTCTTTTCCAGTGGCTCATTGGAGCATGGGAAACCGTTAGGGACAGCGTAGTAGAGGTCTGGGGGGATATGGTAAGTGAGGTTGGAGGGTTCTTCAATAGCATCCAACCTGAACTACAAACCATATGGTCTGTTTTGAAACCGTTGGTTGATTTTATTGGTGGTGCAGCAGTTCGGATGGTGAAAATGGGACTGGATATACTTGTTGGGTCTTTCCAAATTGCGTTCCGAACAATTAAAGGAGTGATAGTAAGCATATGGGATATACTTGCAGGATTTGTAAAGACTGTTGTAAACTTATTGACGGGTGATCTGGCTGGGGCTTGGGAAGGCTTTAAGCAAATGTTTGGTGGTATAAAAGATCTATTTGTGACTATGTGGACAGGGGTATTTGATGCGGCCACCAATATGTTTGGTAATGTTCTTGACGCAGTTGGTGACCAGATATCCGCAATCGCTGATAAATGGAAAGATGTATTCTCTTCCATATTCCGTTGGTTAGGTGGGAAGGTGAATGAATATATTATTGACCCATTAAATAAACTTGGTAGTTATGTTGGTATAGAAATCCCCAAACTTGATATTAATGAAAGTGGTGGTGGCACCACAGGGCAAGGCCGTGGGGCCGTGAGTCCTATTGAACTGGGTATGGGGTCTAACGGGTTGGACTTTGGAATGGTCCCTGCTGTTTCAGATGGCACCAACCGACAGGTAACTAATAACCGAAATTTCAATATATCAGTTCAGGTCCAACCAGGAGAAAACCCAGAATCTGCTGCCAGAAGAGTTTACAAGGAAATGGAAAGACAAGAACGTAGGAAAATGGAACGAGGACAATGAACCGAACCACACCAAGAGTCCGAGGGTTATTCGTGAACGTGAGGGCTGGTCTATTTTTGACATTCCAGCTGAACCCGACAGAGATAGACTTTGATAAGACCCCCAATTATGAGGAAGAACCAATTGTTGGGTATCACACCAGTCATGTTTACTGGTCTTCTGATAACCCACAAAAAATAAGTTTCGATCTATTCTTTGATGCCCGAAACAACCGACAAAATGTCAAACTATTTAGCCTTGGGGATGTTGGGTTAGGTGTGTTGGGAACAAAGGCTATATTGGAGTCCTTTCTGTACCCTATGGAAGTAGACCTACTACAGAAAGTAGATGAAGACCTTCTCCAAGATATTAAAAATCTATTTAACTCAAACAGATTTCTGGCACCACCTGATATATATTTTATCTATGGCCCCAGATGGTATAAAGGAAAACTTACGGCTGCACCGATCAAAGAGAAGGCCTTTGATAAGTCTCTTATACCCCAACAGTTGGAAACAAATGTCTCTATTACCGTATTGGAAGATGGGGCCTTTAAAAAATGGAACAGTGCCCACCGGAAAGGAATGGCAACAGCGAAAAGTATGGGTAACGCAGTAGATTTTCCGGTCAACTTGAAAAAATGGAACAGTGCCCACCGGAAAGGAA